GAAAAATCTTGACAGTCGGTACCATGTCCAAGCATGGAGCCAAGACAGCGATATGCTGTAGCACCGCCATCCTCGTCGTCACAATACCTATCTTGTGGCGTCGCAAGTCGAAGGCGACGAGCTTCCTGGAACGCTTAGTTTCAGGATACCTCAGTGCACAAGCTGAGCGACCGGCCTTCAGGCCGGAAGTTCAGCGGTCCCAATTCAATGCCCTGGATTTAATCCAGGCCCGCGTTAACACCGAGCACACGCACGGTGTGAGCGCGGCGTCGCGAACCTCAGCACGCAACTTTTGCGCGAGGCTGGCGACGGCCATTGGACTTCGACCCTTCTTCTACCAAACCTCGCGTTCGAACCAGCGTCGAGGATTTGAAGGTTCCAGAATCCAGTTCTGGGACAAGGACTTCAACGCCGACCATATGGCCGCCACCCCTACGAGCGACCATATGGTTGCAATGATTGACGTGGACTACTACGTCGACATGCACAGCGCCTTGGCTGACAACTTCCAGCCAACCATCCTGTACTCCCTTCAACCGGACGCAGCCGCTGCTTCACGCGCGGACTACTCATACACGTTCCAGACGGATCAAACCGTCGACTACGTCGTGAGTGGGGGTGGGCGCTACCGGCACACACTGTGGACATATGGTGTGGATAGCCTACGAGTGAGCAAGACTTTCCTGGGTCTAACTTACAAGTCAGCTACCTACCTTGTTGACAGGCGCAAGGTCTCTTCCGACCATTACCTGATCAACTTGACCCCAGTGGCTCGCTGGACAGGCTTCAACGCCGCGCTCAGCATGCTTGTCAGCAACACACCGCTCACCCGCTTTGAACCAGTCGATGGTAAGTTCACCCGCATATACATTCAAGGGAAGAACGACCTCCAAGTATCGACTGCCATTGCAGGAACACATGCCTGCGGGACCATCCCCGCAAGCGTTGACGACGCTATCGCCACCTTGGCGGAGTTCCAGTCTGTCAAGCTGACCCAGTCAGCTGTGTTGAGCCTGATCCCTGACGGCGACATTGTCCAACGGCGTGTAGCTAGCACGCCGCTTCTCGCATACCATCTGACTCAGACCCCCAGGTCTGAGCGTGCATACGTGTTTCCTGTCGAGGAATCCGTGCGCATGTATCAGAGGGTATCCGACGTCCAAGACCTGGACGCTAAACCCACGCTCACTGCCTTTATGTCCCCACTCATCCACGGGGCATTTGCGCCTTCCGACACCCTCGCTAACGAACAGTGGTGCATCAAGACCCGGGTCACTGACCTTAAGTCTGCACCACTCAAGTTGACCGAGTACATCGACGAGTGCATGAAGGAATTCGCGGAGATGCTCGTACCAGACGCCCACAGCTTAGACCCATGCGATCTGAGCCGCGTGTACGACCAGCAGAGCAGACCCACCCAGCGACGTATTCTCGAAGCTTCCGAGCTCGAGACGCCACGCCGCAAGTTCAAATGCTTTAGCAAGCGTGAGGCAAATGCCAATTGCAAGGACCCTCGGAACATCAGTACCATCAACGGACCCGACAAGCGTGACTTCTCACAGTTCGTGTACCCGTTCAGCGACCTACTGAAACAAGCCCCATGGTACGCCTTCGGCAAGACTCCCATCGAAATCTCACAGAGAGTGGTCGACGTCTTAGCCGACGCGGAAACGGCGGTCAACACAGATTTCAGTCGTTTTGACGGACGCATCTCGAACTTGCTGAGACACCTAGAGAAGATCGTCTTCACTCGGGCGTTCAAGAAGTGCTACCTTCCAGACCTCCTTGACCTTTTGCGCTCACAGCAGAACTTGACCGGCACAGGCCGCCATGGAACCTCTTACGAGAGTGGCACGTCGCGCGGATCTGGCTCCCCTGAGACATCCTGTAGCAACACCTTCGACAATGCATTCGTTGGTTACCTCGCTCTACGATCCGAGCCCTATCTCGGACGTCAGCGCACGCCTCGAGAGGCGTGGGATGCCCTAGGCATCTACGGTGGCGATGACGGCATGACTCCAGTTGTGTCAACGCAGGCATATGAGCGCGCCGCTTCCCAGCTAGGACTTAAGCTGGAGTGTGACCAGGTCAGACGTGGAGAGTTCGGCATCACTTTCCTGGCCCGCATCTACGGACCAGACGTGTGGTACGGAGACACTAATTCTTGCTGTGACATCCCACGGCAGCTCTCTAAGTTTCACACCACTGTGAACCTTCCGACCGGCATCACGCCGGTGATGAAGCTCCAGGAGAAAGCTCGCTCTTTCTACCTAACGGACAAGAACACGCCCATCATCGGGGACTTGGCAACTAAAGTTGTCGAGCTCTTTGGCGCGGTCGCTTACGACGAGCGACTTCGCCCTATGGCGCGGTGGGATACGAACGGCCCGTCATCCGTCCAGTACCCCAACGACAAGCAACCTTGGATGGAACACTACAGCCAGACTAGCCTGGCCAAGTTAGAGTTCGACCACGACCTTTTCAAGACGTGGGTCCAAACCGCCACTGAGGAAACCATTCTCACGCCACCCCTCTGCGCACAGCCCGTAGAGGCCGCCGCAAAGGTGGACGTCAACGTCGACGGGTCCATCATAACGGCGCCTGTGGCCAAACTTGGCAGGAAGTCCCGGCAGAGGAAACCCAAATCTGATGCCACAAAGAAGAAGGAGGTCACGCGCCAGCCGCGTGGCCAGAAGGCCGCGCAGCAACCGCGCGACCAGAAGAAAGCCACGCGACGATCGCGTGGTTCGAAACCCGACCTTTGAGTTGGGACCACGGGGAAGAGCGGGCCTGTTACTTGGACAGGCCTGTCATATTTAAGCACTTATTTGCTCCTACCCTTACAAATTGACATAATGGTTAATCGCACTCGCAAGCCGCGCGTCGTAAATGCTCCCGCAGCTAGGGCCAAAGCCCCCGGCCGCTCGAGCAAATACCCCGCCGTGCCTTTCACCGGGACGGAACGCCTCGTTTCGATCGCCCCGACAGCCGCTGACGGCGCCAACTTCATTCGGTCTTTCGAGTGGAATCCTGGCCTCGCTTCAACGTTCTCTGCCGGGCACTATCAAGCCCAGAATTTCGACAAATACACGATGCTGGCCGGAAACGCCATCCGGTACACACCCGCGTGTTCCACCCTTACGAGTGGCAGCGTGTATATTCTGATTGATTACGATCCCAATGACTCCGCCCCCGCGACCGAGATTGAGTTTGCTGACAACGAGCTCACCAAAACTTGTTCTATGTATTCTTCCATGTCCGCTCCCATTGATTTGGGCCAAATGGATAATTGCAAGATGCTAGTCAGAACGGGACCAAGCGCCACCGACAAGCTTCTTACAGACCCATGCGCCGTGCACATCGGCGCTTTCGGGTTTGGAAGCGCCGCTGCCGCTGAAGGGCTGGTGCTTGGACACCTGCACATCGACTATAGGGCGAAACTACACGTGCGACAACCAGTGCCATCCGCACCCGTTCTGCCGCGCAACGTCCTCGCACTGACCTACCCGACGGCTGATGTTCCTGACGGCACGACCCTGCTCGCACCCCAGTTGTTGCCCATGTATAACACGTTGGGCGCGACTGTACAAGGCGCGAGCATGTTCTTGCCCCCAGGAGCCTACGACATTCAAGTCCGCCTTGGGTTCTCAATTCCAACGCAGACCTCCATCGCCTTCCTCAGCGTACGGATGCGTATCGACGGTATTGATGTGCCCCAGTCCCGAAACGATTTTAACGCCACACCAGTGGAGAACCTTTACGCCAGCGTTCACACGAGTCGTATCTTGGTCATCGGCGAAGGACAAGCTCTTTCTCTCGTCGTAACCCACGATCACACGTCCAACGTCACGCTGCTAAACGATCTCTCGCTGTTCACCGCGCGGTTGATCTGATCTGATGTCAACACGTTCATCTCGCAAGTCGAGAGGCTCACGTTCTAAGAAACGCAGAGTCGTCGACTTTGATGTAGCGTCGGCACACAGCTCAAACCTTTCGGGGTTTTCGAGCTCGCCGACCCTAGTGCCTACGCCTCAGCGTAGCCGCACTCCGACAGTGCGCGAGCAGCCCGCCAACACGGGCTTTGCAGCATGGAAGTCGTTACCTGACGGCCGTTACAACTATCATAACGGTCAATGGTACGGGGCCCCTTGGCCCAAGTACTTCTGGTCTCCAAACACTAACATGTACGAGATCATCGGGGGCACGCTATACTCATGGCCTGACC